GTTCTATATGTTTATTTACAGGTAGGAAGTGAGCCTTCAACATTAGTAGGAGCCTGGTTTGCGTTTACAACAGGAGAATTATGGATGTTATCCAGCATAAAAAAGAAGAAAATAAAGGAGGATGACAATGAATATTAATATAGATATAATGGTTAAGGTAATCATACCAATTTTAGGAGCTATCATAACATATTTGATAGTTCCTTTTATTAAGCAGAAAACCACTAAAGAGCAAAGAGAAAATATTTACTTTTGGGTAAGAGTAGCAGTTCAAGCAGCAGAGATGATTTTCAACGAGAAGGGTAAAGGCAAAGATAAAAAACAGTATGTAATTGATTTTCTAACCTCTAAAGGAATTAACATAACAATGCAAGAATTAGATGTACTTATAGAAGCAGCAGTAAAAGAATTGAATATGGCACAAGAGGCTTTAAAGGAATAGATAATTTACGAGGACCAGGATTAAATTCCTGGTCTTTTTTTTTTATTTTTTGGAAAAAATATTTTTAGAAATTTTTTTAAATAATTTTATAAAAAAGACTTGACATATCGTTACGATATCTGTTATAATGAATATGAAAGATAAATAAAAAAGGAGGCGGTTAAGTAATGGAAGTAAGAAAAGCTAAAATGATTGTCAATACATCAGGAGCAGGTAGTTCTACATTCAGAGCAACTCTCCCATCTACCTGGGTTAGAAAAATGGGACTAGATGAAGAAAAAAGAAATTTAAAGCTATACTTTGATGGAGGGCTAATTATTATTAAAAATAATGAGGAGGAGATTAGAATGTTAAAAAAATTATTACAAAAAGCTGAGGTAAAAATTCAAGAAGAAATCGAAAGATTTGGGTTTATTGATGATTCAGATTACGCAGATAGGTTCTTAGATAATTTAGCACTAGAATTAGTAAAAGAAGAAATTCTGAAAGGTAATGAAGATATTAACTTTTACTATGAAAAAGAATATGAAATCGAAGAATTACAAGAAGAATTGCTAAAAATGATTAAAGATGAAGTGATGATTAATTATGATAGTATAGGCACAACAAATGAAAGAGGGGATTATTCTGGTTGTTGGTATAAAGATTTAAAAGGATTAGTAAATTGGGCTGATACATGGCAAGAGAATAGTTTACAAGAAGCATATGAGGAATTTATAAATACTTATGATGTTGATATAACATAAGAGCAGTTTGCAGAAGCATATGAGGTTGACTTAGAAGATTATCTTGATGAATAGGTGGGCGTATATAAAAAGACTAGATTGCTTCTAGTCTTTTTTATTTTCTGGGGAAAAAAGAATTATTAATTATGAATTGCTACCATTTATAATACTTGCTTTATTTTTTTTTTGTACTTTTATAACTAATAATGAATTACTAGTTATAAAAGTACAAAAGGTATAAAATATAGTAAAATCAATATTTCCATTCAATCTCTATATTTTCATTTGTAATTATAACTTTTTCAATCATACTTTGAGCAATTTCCTTTTTAGCTTCTAAGTCTAATTCTTTCCAATTTTTAATATTCTTTTTTAAATTTATTATGATTTTGTTTGAAAGAGAATTTTCAGAAAAATTCTCTTTTATTGTTTTTAAAATTGCTTGCTTTTTAGCATCTAATTCAGTTATCTTTCTGTTTATATAATCCATAACTATATTATTTGATGAAGCTAAACTATTGATTAGATTTTCTATTTGACTTTCAATTTCAATAAGTTGTAATTTTAATTGATTAGTTTCAAAATCATCAGATTTTTTAATTTCTTGAAATTTAATTTTTGGTATCCGATTAAACAATTCTTTTTCCACATATTCTTCTATATCTTCAGCATGATGTGTTTCGTGTTCTATATCACATACTTTATAATTACTTTTTCCCCTGCAATAAAAATATCTGTGACCATCAAAAGTTCTTATTGTCATAGCATAGCCGCAATATCCACATTTAGTTAAGCCACTCAGCCAACTATATTTTCCTTTACCAGTATTTTTAATTTGTTTATTTTTATCTAATTTATATTGGCATGCCAACCAAGTTTTTGCATCAATCACGCCTTCATGTAAAGCAATAGATAAAGTATGATTTTCAACATTATTATATTTTCCAGCATTTCTATCTCTTTTCCCAAAAAGAAAACATCCATTAGTACCTATAAAATCTGATAATTCGTTAGCTATTATACAACCTTTTTCTTTAAAATACATATAAATATCTGCGTCTGCTTTTACGTAGACCGGATTTCTTAGTATCCGCTGAATTTTAATACTATCCCAATTTACACCCCCCGGGGACTTTATTCCTTTTTCATTAAGATAGTCTCTTACAGTAGCTAAAGAGGAAATATTATTATCTGAATACAATTCAAACATTTTTTTTAGGTGTTCTATTTCTTCTGGATTAGGTTTTAACACAGATACTTTTTTACCATTAATTATTGTTTTATCTTTTATAAAACCGTAAGGTGTTTTACCTCCTAAGAAGAACCCTTTCTTCCCTCTAGCATAATAATTATGTTTTATTCTTTGCTGTATAGTTTCTCTTTCTAGCTGTGCGAAAACCATTATTATAGATAACATAGCTCTACCCATAGGAGTACTAGTATCAAATTTCTCAGTGGCACTAACAAATTCAATATTATGCAACTCAAATAATTCAATAATATTTGCAAAGTCTAATAAAGATCTACTAATTCTGTCAATTTTATAAACTACAACTTTAGTAATAAGACCATTTTTAATGTCATCAATCATTTGTTCAAAACCTGGTCGATTAATGTTTCCACCCGAGTAACCTTTATCGATATATTCTTTAAATTGTTGTTTTCCTATTTCTTTTTGACAGAAATCAAGTTGACTTTCTATAGAAATACTGTCTTTTTTATCAACAGATTGTCTGGCATACAAAGCTATCATAAATTCACCCTCTTAATTACTTAATTAAATGATTCAAATACAACTAAAGGCTCGAAATAAACTATATAATTATTGATTTTATAATATAATCCGTATTTTTCCTTATAATGCTGAAGAGCTTCTTCTAAAAATTCTTCTGTCACTTCCAGAAATTCAGCTAATTCAAATCTATTTCTACAGCCTATTTTATAGGCTTCAATTACTTTCTCAATTGTAACAAGCATTTCATATGCTTTATTTCTTGCAATTTTTTCTTGTTTTCTATTTTCCAATTTACTCTGATCTAATATATCACCTGCACTAGTAAGGTGATGCCCAATTTCTTCAGCAAGAATACAAGCTTTTTCTGCGAATGTATTAATATTTTTGCTAATCATTATAATTCCATCAGAATATAAACCTTTTATTTTTGACTTTGCTTCGTACACTTTTATATTATTTGTTTCACATTCTTTCAATAATCTTTCGTATAGCATTGTTTTCCCCCTGGTTTAATAATAAAAAACTAGTCATTCCTTTGCTGCTGTCGTTTCATTCTAACAAATTCCTTAAATCTTTCTATTTCCTCTAGTTCTTCTTCTGTCCAATCAACGTCATGATGTGCTGCTATAGTTTGGATATCATCAATAATATCATTTCTTCCAAGGAGATAATCAGTAGAAACTGAAAAGAAATTAGCGAGTTTTATTAACGTGGCAGCATCAGGCTCTCTTGTCCCATTCTCATATTGACTAATTGTATTCTGGGCTACATTTAACATTTCTGCTAACTGTTTTTGGGAAAATCCTTTTTTAGTTCTTAATTCTCTTAATATCTCACCTGTTTTAGTTTTACCCATAAAATGCAACCTCCTTTCTGCTTATGTAATTTAATTTTATCACTAATTGAGATAAAAATAAATAAAATTTGCAACAATATCTCAAAATGAGTTGACAAAGGTCATAATATGTGCTAGTATCTCATTATGAGATATAAAAATTGTTAAGGAGGTTAAGGAGATTAAACTGATGCGAAAATGGTTAGTAGACATTCGTGGTGAACAATCGCAACAAGAAGTAGCAGCCAAAGCAGGTATTAGTCAAAACTTTTATAGCTGGATAGAAAAAGGAGAAAGAACGCCTAGCGTAAAGACTGCTAAAAAAATAGCTGCGGTTCTTGGCTTTGACTGGACAAGATTCTTTGAAGAAAACACTCATGAAAGCACTTCAGAATCTGCTCAGTGAAAATAATATTGTACAAACCCTAACACATAGGTTTTTATAAAGGGGGTGGTGATATGGCAAAGAAAAGAAAGAAAAAAGAATACAAAGTCATTAATATTGTGCCTGAACTTTCTGAAGAAGAACGCAAAAGAAGAGAGCAAAAAACTATAGACATAATGATAAAAATTTTTAGCAAGATCAACTCTAAATAAATTTTTTTAACAAATATTTGGACATGTTTAAAGAGAAGAGGAGAGAGTATGTAAAAGTATTGAAAATGTTGAGCCAAAAGAAGGAAAGCGAGGCGAAGAAGGATGATAGAAAAAATATATAAAAACAAGTATATGGTTACATGCGATAACTGCGGAGAAGGTCAGGAGTTCGACAGTTGGGCTGATGTGCTAGAATTTATGAGCGAAGAAGGCTGGAGAAAGAAATTGGTTGGTGGAGAATGGGAACATTACTGTTCGGAGTGTCAGGAAAGCGAGGAGTGAGGGATGCGGTTATCTGAACAATGCAAAATGTGTAAAAACAACTGGGATGGGCATTGTGTGATGGGAAACGACGGATGGAAGGCGAGGATGGCTGATACAGAAATTGAATGTGAGGAATATGAGGAAAGCGAGGTTGAACACGATGGCTAAAGCAATATTGGAGTTAGAGATGCCGCAGAGTTGTAGAGAATGTCCGTTTTATAAAATAACTGATATATGCGACATTTTATCAGCTTGGAATAATTACATGCCTGTATT